ACGTTCAGAAATGGTGGAGCCACCAGACCAAAAAATAGGAGAAAAATTATGGAAGACTCGCAGTTCCTTGAACATGCCCCGTGTCCAGATTGCGGGTCTTCCGATGCTCTAGGAGTTTACAGCGATGGGCACACGTTCTGTCACAAATGTCGGACGCACACACAAGCGCCGGTCACCGATAGCAACGTCACTCCGCTCACGCTTGTTCCGCCAACGCAAGGTCAGATCAAAAAAGGTCTACTCCCGAAAGGGCAAATCGAAGCACTAGCGAAACGCAAGATCACGGAAGAAACCTGCAAGCTCTGGGGATACTCGACAGGCGAACTGAATGGCATACCTGTGCAGATCGCGAACTACACAAGAGACAATCAGGTTGTCTTTCAGAAGATCAGGTTTGCGAACAAAGACTTCACCAGCCGTGGCGATCTCAAGCAGGCAGGTCTGTACGGCCAGCACCTGTGGGCGAGCGGTAAGATATTGATCGTCGTAGAGGGTGAGCTAGACGCCCTTGCGATGAGCCAAGCGCAGGGCAACAAGTGGGCTGTAGTGTCGGTGCCAAACGGCGCACAGGGCGCAGCAAAGGCAGTCGCCAGATCACTCGACTACCTACTCAAATTTGAGACCGTCGTCTTCATGCTCGACAGCGATGAGGCAGGCCAGGCTGCGGCACTTGAGTGCGCCAAGCTCATGCCACCGGGCACCGCTAAGATTGCAACCCTGCCTCTGAAAGACGCATCAGATATGGTGATGGCCGGTCGCAGCGCAGAACTAATCAACGCCATCTGGCGGGCAAAAGAGTATCGCCCTGACGGCATCGTCGCAGGCATCGATCTGTGGGATGAGTTCATCACAGAAGATGATAATGATTGTGTCCTGTACCCTTGGCCGTCGCTCAACGAAAAGACACGCGGTCTTCGTAAAAAAGAACTGACTGTCTTCACCGCAGGATCAGGTATTGGCAAATCTCAGATTGTCAAAGAGATCGGCCACCACCTACTGAAAGAAGGAGAGACCCTTGGCGTCATCTGCTTGGAAGAAAGTGTCAAGCACACGCTCAGAGTTTTTGTCGGGCTTGAGATTAACAAGCGCCTTAACTTGGGTGTCCAAGATATTTCAGAAGACGACCTCCGCGCTGGTTTCGATGCTACTGTCGGCAGTGGCAGGCTATATCTCTATGATCATTTTGGTAGCCTTGCTGGCGACAATCTTCTCGAAAGATGTCGCTACCTCGCAGCCATGGGCTGTTCCTACATTATTCTTGATCACCTCAGCATTGTGGTATCTGGCGGTCTGGAGGATCAGGCGGGCAATGAGCGCCAACTGATTGATTCTATAATGACTAGGCTGCGCCAGCTTGTCGAAGAGACAGGGGTCGGCTTGATCTTGGTGAGCCACCTCAAGCGCCCAGAGGGCAAGCCCCATGAAGAAGGCGGGCAGACCTCGCTCGCGCAACTGCGAGGCTCCGGTGCAATCGGGCATCTCGCTGACCTTGTTATCGGTTGCGAAAGAAACCAGCAGTCGCCTGATGAAGCACACCGCACGAAACTTCGTATCCTGAAGAACCGCCATTCCGGCGAGACAGGTATTGGCACTGTCCTCGAATTCAACCGAGAGACAGGCAGGATGCTTGAGGTGAATTTTGATGCAGAAGATTTCTGATGACGACCTGTTTGCATGCGCCGAACGATTGGCTGTGCAGGCAGTCAACGACCCTGCGTTGGTCAGTGAGTACGCAGCAGTGATGACCGAAGTTCAACACAGAGAAGGAGGATGGAAAGTGCGAAACAAACAATCTCAGAACGACATGATCCTGAAGCACCTGATGGCTGGCCGATCAATCAGTCCCTTGGAAGCCATGGGCGTCTTTGGCGTCTACCGATTGGCTGCGAGGATTTTCGAGTTACGCGAAAGCGGCCATGAGATCACGAAGGTAATTAAGGATGACGGGCGAGGCCGCACCTACGCGGAATACTCTTTGGCCTGATCCATACTATTTGCAAGGGGAAACTAGATGGCACATATTTTCGACATTGAAACGAACGGCCTGCTCGACCAGCTTGACACTGTTCACTGCCTCGCGATCAGAGACACTGAGACAGGGATAACTGAGAGCTATGCGCCGCATCAGATCGAAGATGGCCTGCGGTCTCTCCTTAGCAAAGACCTGATAGTAGGGCACAACGTCATCGCGTTTGACATCCCTGCTATCCAAAAATGCTTCCCGTGGTTCAGCGTTGAACCCTCGAAGGTCCGCGACACCCTGACGCTCTCCCGTCTGATTTGGTCCGACATAGCAGACACTGATTGGGCCAAAACAGTAGGGCTTCCCAACAGGCTCAAAGGCAGTCACGCGCTGGCTGCGTGGGGGATGCGGCTAGGGTGCCCAAAAGACGACTACCAAGGTGGTTGGGATGAATTCAATAGTGACATGATGTTCTATTGCATTCAGGACACCTCAGTGACTGCAAAGCTATGGCAGACGATCCAAGCTAAGAACTACCCTGACACAGCCGTTGACCTTGAGCATGAGGTGCAGTGGTTAATTGCGCGGCAAGAGCGGTACGGGTTCCGTTTTGATGAACCCAAGGCACTCGATTTGTGTGCCAAGCTACAGCGCAGACGGGCAGAGCTTGATGACGAACTGCAAGCGGTGTTCACGCCTTGGTGGTCGGCGGTAGAGGTGGTCACCCCTTCCCGCACCGTGAACTACAAAACGAAACCTGCGGTGACGGCAGGCTGCACCTACACGAAGATCAAACACAACGTCTTCAACCCCAGCAGCCGCCATCACATACAGCACAAACTCGAAGAGCTTGGCTGGCAGGCAAAAGAGACTACGCCAGATGGCCGCGCCAAACTTGATGAGACAGTCTTGATGGGCCTGTCGTTTCCTCAAGGTAAAATCCTTGCGGAATACTTCATGGTTCAAAAGCGCCTTGGGATGCTGTCAGACGGCAAGCGGAGTTGGCTGGGCGCACTCCGTGGAGATCGCATCCATGGCTCAGTACTGACCAACGGTACGGTCACTGGTCGAGCATCTATGCGTGAACCAAATCTCCAACAAGTTCCATCAGCCAATGCCCCTTACGGCAAAGAGTGTCGCGAATTGTTCACAGTTGGCCCCGGCAAATCCCTTGTCGGCGTCGATCAATCAGGCATCGAACTGAGGATGCTTGCTCATTTTACCACCCCGTTCGATGGCGGGGCTTACGCAAAGGAGGTACTGGATGGGGACATTCATACGCACAATCAAACGGCTGCTGGTCTTGCTTCTCGCAGTATCGCTAAATCTTTTATTTACGCTTTGGTCTACGGCGCAGGCGTCAATCGTCTGGCTGGCGTCACCGGCCTCACAAAAAGACAAGCTGCTGAGGTTAAGGCTACTTTCCTTGCAGCTAACCCTGGTTTGGGCAAGCTCATATCTGCCGTTCAAGAAAAAGTTCAGCAAACAGGATACCTCAAAGGACTAGACCAGCGCCGTCTTCCTGTGCGCTCACCACACCGCGCACTTAATGTCCTGCTGCAAGCCGCTGGCGCAGCCACAGCGAAACAATGGCTGATTCAGTTTGACCGTGAGGTCGAGGCGCGTGGCTGGCGGGGCCGGGTACAGCAGGTCTGCTGGATACACGATGAAATCCAGATTGAAGCTGATGCAGAACTGGCCGAAGAAGTTGGTCGGGTTGCTGTATCAGCCATCGAAGCAGCAGGCGAACAATTTAAACTCAGAGTTCCGATAACGGGAGAATATCGCATTGGGAAAACTTGGGCAGAAACACACTAGCGTTACATTGATCGATGTGATGGGGGATGACCAGACAGTCGTCAAGGCTGCGCGGGTCAGCTTCAATAAATCAGATGCTTGGAATTCTGAGCGCGACACTAAGCTCATAAAGTACTTAGCGGAACACAGTCACTGGTCACCCTTCTCGCACTGCTTTGCGACCTTCAGGATCACTGCCCCGATTTTTGTTGCTCGGCAGCTTGGCAAGCATCAAGTCGGTCTAGCGTGGAATGAGGTGTCTAGGCGTTACGTCGATGGCGATGTTGAGTTTCATATCCCTGAATTCTGGCGTGGCCGTCCTTTAAACAAAAAGCAGGGTTCACACGGGATTATTGATGACACCGAAGGCGTAGTTAAGCACACATATGAAGACGCACTGCGTCACTGCAACGACGCGTATAACGCACTACTCAATCAAGGCGTTGCCGCCGAACAAGCCCGCGCAGTCCTGCCTCAATCTATGATGACAAGCTGGTACTGGTCTGGATCGCTATATGCGTTTGCACGGGTGTGCAACCTGAGACAACACGCAGACGCACAGCATGAGACGGAGATTGTTGCTGGTCAAATCAGCAGCCATTTGCGTACTAAATTCCCTGTAAGTTGGAAGGTATTGGTCGATGACAAAAGTTCTGATTGATGGCGATATCCTGATCTACCAAGTCGCAGTTGTTGCTGAAGAAAACGTCGAATTTTCAAACGAAGTCATCGCCGCGTGGGTAGATGTCAACGAAGCCAAGCAGACGGTGGATGCAGTAATCCACAAGATCATCGATCAGACAAAAAGCGACGATGCTGTGATTTGCCTGACCGACAAGACTAACTGGCGCAAATCAATTTTAAATACCTACAAGGCGAACAGAATCGGCATCCGCAAGCCTGTCGCTCTCGACCCACTGCGGAGGTACTTAGAGAAGACAAGGCATTGTGAAACCTGGCAGACGCTGGAAGCTGATGATGTCTTGGGCATCCTGCTGACTGAGCCTGTTGGTGAGCGTCGGATAATGTATAGCCAAGACAAGGACCTTCTCCAGATACCGGGCCTTCACTGGGACCATAAGCTCAACAAAATAGTCACAATCACAGAGGCCGATGGTGACCGACAGCATTGGCTTCAGATGCTGACCGGGGACAAAACAGACAACTATTTCGGTGTCCCCGGTATAGGCCCCAAGCGGGCTGAAAAAATACTTGATAAGGCAGACAACAACCCTTGGCCGGACGTTGTCGCAGCCTATGAGAATAAGGGCCTTACTAGCAGTGATGCACTTGTCCAAGCGCAAGTCTCGCGCATCTGCCGCTACTCAGATTTTGACCACGAAAAGAGGGAAGTAAAATTATGGATGCCCCCAGAGAATCCCATAACGAATTCATCACCAGACGAATGAAAGAGGAGCGGGAGACTGTTGTCGAAAAACCCGGCCACTACACCCGGTGGAAGATCGAGCCTGTGACCTACGTCATGCGGAACGACATGGAATTCTGGCGCGGCAACATCATCAAATATGCCTCACGCGCAGGATACAAACCTCAGCCGGGAAAGACTGCCGTCGAGGCTGAGATCACTGATTTACAAAAAGCCATTCGGTACGCGGAGATGCGGATAAATCAACTCAACGGAAAGGTCGAACTTTAATGCTACTTGCAAATGCTCACTACGGAATGTCACTGCCGATCTCCATTGAAATAGATAAACAAAAATACCGTCAAACAGGCGAGGATTTTTACTCAAAAATTATCCGAATAGCCGACAGTCTCAAGGATAGCCCTGAACATTTTGAGGCATTTAAAGACACCATGCGAACCATGCGGTTTTTACCTGCTGGTCGCGTGCAGAATGCGATGGGCGCTGCGCGGCAGACTACCGCATACAATTGTTTTGTAAGCGGCGTGATAGAGGACTCAATGGACTCCATCATGCAGGCAGCAACAGATGCCGCCGAGACCATGAGACGTGGTGGCGGCATAGGCTACGACTTCTCACGCCTACGCCCCCGTGGTGACCGCATCAAATCTCTCGAAAGCCTAGCATCTGGCGCGGTGTCGTTTATGAAAATCTTTGATGCCGTCTGTCAGACCATTGCGTCATCAGGACACCGTCGCGGCGCACAGATGGGCGTCCTGCGTATCGACCATCCAGACATCGAACAGTTCATCACTGCAAAACATGACAGCACATCGTTGACCGGCTTCAACATCAGCGTCGGCGTTACAGATGAATTCATGCGCTGCCTCGCGACCGGCACTCCCTTCCCGCTTCAGTACAATGGAACAGTCTATCGCGAGGTAGACCCAGTGGCACTGTGGGACATGATTATGCGCTCGACGTGGGATTGGGCGGAACCAGGCGTCCTGTTTATTGACACAATCAACAAGATGAACAACCTCTGGTATTGCGAGACTATAGAGGCGACCAACCCCTGCGGCGAACAGCCCTTGCCGCCCTACGGAGCCTGCCTGCTTGGCTCATTCAATCTCACAAAATATGTCGATC